TTCTTTGCCATTTTTGTTGACATCACCTGGACCATAGATGCAGACATCTTTCATTGTAAGCATATCGCTGATGGGACTGTCCTGCCAGTTTTTAATATTGCTTGTTTTTGGCAAATCAGCTAACAATCCCACACTCCATTTGCGAGTGTCTGTGGAATATTTTTTGTCATCCAACACCGGAGCCATACGATACGACCACTTTGAATCATGTTCAAACACATTTTCAAAGTACACCTGACCATTGGCAGTGGCGAGGAATGGGCTGGCACAATCAAAGGAGATAGTAAATTCGGGATTAGCGTATTTTCTAACTGCTCTTTGAATCACGGTGAGTAGCACAGCCCATTCCAACTTGCTTGTGCCCAAGAAATGCATCCAATCATGCACACCCGGTTGCAACAATCCATCATACTTGAGTGCAATCAATCGCTTCAATATCAAATGTACATCACACATGTTTTGTCCACCCATGGCCCACCCATCAAAGTGTGTGTCTGGATATTTTGCAGGATCGCAGTAGTCTTTCATAAGTTGATACCATGACTCTGCTGACGTGTGACCATCACCTTGTAACACGTTCAAGAACTTGGCACCGCCGTTGTTTTTACCCCGACGATGCTTCATAAAGTATTCATTGTTAAACTTGGTGGCATCCACAGCTTCTTCCAGCGTTTTAATACCGCAAGCCCGGCCGGCTTTTTTGTCGTGTATGACCCATGTGGGAATATCCAGAATCATGCCATAGTCAGCAAGATTGTCCAACCATTTTAACACAGCCGATCTTTTCTTTTCTGCTTTGGCACAACCTGAATTGGCTTTCCAATCGCCTTCCCACAAGCCCTTAGCAATCTGGAATCCACCAGAGTCTCCTAGCAGGAATGTACCAGGTTCACGACTGCGAACCATGTCCTCACTCCAGTCTTGTTTGTTCAAGTCCAAATTGGCATGTCCTGCCGAGTACAAACTCCAACGATATGGAAAAAATGCTTTTTGGCTGTTGAGCCAATTCAGTTGTTCCATGTCTGTGAGACCTGTGGGAAATCTTGCAGGATCCACATACTGTTCGTTGCGTTGTCTGCCCACAAAAGTGGCATAGAAGCCAGATATTGCAGGCAAGAACACAGCATAGTCGTTCTGCTTGGCAGTTAAGTTGTCTTGGCTCACTTGCTTTGTGCTGGTAAGATATAGTTGTAAACAGCCACACCACTATCCACGGTGATTTGTGCGGCACCATCGTCGCTGATGCGAATAGTCTTGTCTCCGGTCAAGGCCATGATGTTTATGAACTGCGTAACTGGCCATGACCATGTGCGTTTGAGTTGTCCAACAACTCCAGATTGAAACACAAAGTTACCAGCATGAGTTGAATGATCACCAAAGAAAAACTTCAAATCACCGTTTTCGGTTCTTGCTTGGAAGTTGGGCTGTTCGGCATTGGCCTGCGCTTGCATACGCAATCGTTGAATAGCGGCCACGGTGGGTTCAAACTCAATGTGCCAGGTCACACCTTTGAATTTGGGTGTTTTGAGTTTTTCGTTCACAATTTCTGCTGCCATAAAACGATAATTGTTTCGAAAGTCGCTGTGCGCATTTTCAAACTCAATGCCATCTGGTGCACCAGTGGCTTTTTTGCTCAAAGTGAGCTTGGCATCTTCTTTGTACTCTTGCAAGTTCAACAAAATTTTCAACTTGTTTAAGTTGGGCATGCCAAACGTGCCAGTGAATTCCGAAACGGGTGCTTTGAACGCACCTTCTAACACCACACTCAAATCTTCTGCCACGCCCACAATAGTGGTACTTTTGTCATCGCCTGTGATCTTGACCAAGTCAATGCAGCCAAGGTCATGTGTGTGTTCTACCAAGTCTTTAAGATAATCTTTCATGTATACTCCTATGTTGTATGATTATATAGATTTTTTTATTGATGTGCAACTATTTTGGCCAGAGCCTGACCACCTCTAATGGATTCAATTACGCCGGGTTTTTTGATCTCCAACCAGGCAACATCTCCGTTGCCAACATGTTCAGATGTGAGTTCGAATCCCATGTGGTCTATGTAAGATTTAATTGTTTTACCAGGAGTGTAACACATAAAATTCTTCTCAGTCAATGAGATATTGTGTGCATAGTCACAATTGTTGAATGTAAAAATACATGTGCCACCAGGTCTGAGTTTTTTATAAATGTCATCTAGATATCGATATATCACTGACAGTGGTTTATAGTTGAAGTAATTCCAAACAAATATCAAACCAAATTGATTGTCTGGCAGTTGCTCCAGTGGATGCTCTTGAACATAATCATTTGTTGTGTATGGTCTGAGTCTGCGTTGATACTCAGGGGTAAATGCATTCACGGCTGGTTGTAGCAAATCCATGTTGTGATCCAACAGATACAGTGGGTCCAAAGGTACTAGATCTTCTATAAAAGTATCCAATCCTGGACGAACAATTAGTCCAGGTAGTCTCCAGTCAGAAAAATTTCTCAAACGTGAACGCAACAACATATCAGTGTCATTGTCCATATGCAGCCTACGATTTAGTATGTACTCCACAGTTTCATCAAACATATTCTCTTGGTATAACCGTTTACTTTTTTCATATTGATCTAATTCCATTTGTGTAATCATGTCGATAATACGACTTCTCAAGGTATCAAATGTTCGATTGACTTGATCAAACGCTCGTTCAACTGTGATGACTGCATCTTTGAGATCAGTTGACATTGCATTTATTTGCACAAGATGATTTGAGACTGTATCTTGCATGCGCCAAAGTTGATCAATGGTTTTATCCCATTCAGACTCAGTGGCATTTTCATTTAAAAAATGTAGATATTCAACAAGTTCGCTGAGTTTCATTAGAATGAGAATAGTGTAGTAAATGTGTTTTCTGTGTTGGTGGCAGCAGCCAAGTCCCAGTCCAACACACCCAACAAGTTATCAATCTTTTGATCCACCACAGTGGCTTCCATTTCTGTGTCATCAAAAGGCAAATCTTTGAACCACTGCGGCAAGTGCATCTCGTCTGTGGGATAACCAATTGATGTCCAGCCCAAGGCATTGCTTCGCAGTTTGCACACAATGGTCTTCATGCCATCAACCACCTGCATGCTGTAGTTGTCCGAGTTCATTCTTCGCAAGTTGTTCCAGTTCAAGGCCGCACGTACATGCCCAGGCATGTTGGCTTTGCCCAAGCGTTCTTCTTCCTTGCCGTACTTGGTCAAGTTGTTCACACGCTTGGGTGAACCTTTTTCCCAGCCTGGTCGCTCTTTGAATTCATACTTGAACTCACGCACACGTTCAATGATCTCATCACGACCAGCACCAGCCAGCACTCGATTTAGAATTTCCAACAGGAAGTCTTGAATAACCTTGGGGGTGTCTGAACGTTTTAGATCCAAGCCAGTGGCCTTGGTCTTGCCAATTGCACCGTTGACATCCAGTCGTTTGTTTTCAATGTCAATGGCATTGACAGCATAGCGTTTCTTGGTGATAAACAAGCCACGGTCTGCCACTGTTTCACGCCCGGCCTTGATCAACTCGCCCATGTCTCTGGGGCAGTGAAAAGCACGTTCCATGAATGCTGGGAATGAATCATTGACTTGATCAGCAATGCTATCGTACAGTTGTATGCAGATTTCCTTTGACCAGGCCATGCGACCTTCTGCAACTTCTTGTTTCAGCACAGGCCATGCTGAAAAGTAGCATGAGTCTGTGTCGCCGTAGATCACTGCCCGTCCCACATGGTCATATTCGCCTGTGATACACTCATTCAAGTGTGCGTCCATGTGCCGGGCAATGCTACGGCCAGTAAGGGTTGTGGATTGGCCGATTCGCTTGTCAAAAAACCTACAACCAGGATTAAGAATAGCACCGTACAAACTGTTGAGGTTAATCTTTTTAACCAGCTGTCGTTTATCCCAGAAAGCGATTTCTTTGGCATCTTTGGCCTCCTTCTTTTTGGCTTGCATGTCTTTGCGTTCAGCATACCAGCGTTCCAGCAAGCCAGGAATAACGCCTTTCTTTTCGTAAGTGAATATGGTACCGTTGGCACTGAGTATCCAGGGCTGATTTGAGTCAAACAACATGTACCAAATTTCAGCAGCTGAGTGTACAGTTTCCTCACCACTCTGCCAGTCAATGGTGATCTCTGTGCCACGTTGCTGTTCCATGACTGCTGTGTATTCTAGACTGGCAAACACACCTTCCCATGCAGCCGCAAATGAATCACCCTTGGACATTTTGTCTCGGATGTACCGGTCTGTCATTATGGGACGCAATTGACCTATGATGGTTTCTGGTCCCATGTTCAACGCACGAATCGCTGACGGATACAATGAATTGATGTCCACAGATCCAATCCACTCATGTAATCCTTTCTTGGGATACGCCACATAAGCACCTGCGGCTTGTGTGTCTTCGTCAGTGAGTCGTTGTTGGCGGTTGGGCACAACCATGCCACGTTCGTGTGCTTCGTTTATGATGGCCTGTTCAGTCACAGCCACAGCACCCATTGTGGTGGCCAACAGCACTGTGTTGGCATGTGCCAGTTCACTGGCCAGTTCCAAGAAGCGTAATTTCTTGTCCAGTTTGTCCAGCAACAAGGTATCTTGCCGGTTGTATTCAATAAAAGTTTTGAAGTGTTGATTGTACAACTGATCCAGTGTGCCTTCAAACTGTGTTTTACGCTCACCCAGTTCGTATTCAGCAATGGCATCCAGGCTATAACTATGACGCTCTTCATAAGTGTACTTGCGATACAGTTGCATATAGTCCATATGCACACGACCCACCAAGTCGTATGTTTCATTCTCAGCACCAAAGCGTTCAAACACACGTTTCTTGGGAAACTGTCCCCACAAACAAAAACGTCGGGTGTCGTCTTTGCTGAGCACTCGAGTTATACGGTTTACGGTGTAAGGTATGTCATAGCCTTCCGAGTTCCAACCACTCAAGATGTCGGCATCTTCAATTAGGTCCAGGAACATCTTCAACATTTCTGTTTCTGACTCACACAACACAGTGTTCTCAAATTCCGCACAGATCTCACGAGCAGTCTCTGCACTCATGTGGCGCGGTGCCACCACAAGTGTCACAAGTTGCTCCAACCAATTCAGATATACCGATATGGCAGTGATGGCATTGAAAGGATCTGTCACAGGCGAGAATCCACGCACCGGATCAAACGCAACTTCAATGTCAAAAAATGCTGTGTGCAGTGTGGGTGCGTCTTGGTCTTTGTAGTTTTCTTCAAAGCAACGGAATATGGGATTGATATCCGATTCATAGATCTGCCGCCCGCTTTGTGCTCGAACTTCCTTGCGAAACTCTTTGTTGTTGCGTGTGCTGAACCTTGACACCGGTGTGCCGTAGATGCTCTGAAATTTGCCTCTAGGGTCGTCGTAGTAAAACACATAATTGGCAGGATACTCTCGGTATTGCCTTCGGCCATCGCGGCGTTCTACCACGTGAATGCGATCGTGCTCACGATCAAATAGTGCGTCAATATAACTCATTTGTCTCCGTTTGTGGCCGGTAAAGCCTTGCTACATGTTCGTGACGTGAACGACTCGTTGCTGTTGAAAGCAATATTTATAATGTCTTGCCCACAGTTTCAAGAATTGTTTCCAACAGCTCTTGATCTTGTTTGGTCTTGCCGAACTCGGCCTTGTGTGCCACGCGGATGGCTTTTTTCAACACAGCTGGTTTGATTTCTAATTCTTCTGCAATGGCCTTGATGGTATCGGTCAAGCCGCCTTGCAAGGTATCAATTTCGTGCATGACCTGCATGCCTTCATTGATGATTTGGGTGAGTTTGATCTTTTGTTCGCCGTTGAATGATTTGTTATCCATGTGTACTCCTAAAACACAAGTATAACACAGATTTTGGTGTTGTCAACGGGAATTTGCTCACTTCAAGCATCACGGTAGCGAATCGCTTTGCTTGCCCAGCAGCCGGGCCACACGGTCCTAAGGTAGGTGTGATCTTATTCTGAGTCGGACAATCCTAGTGCTTGATAGTACTCTTGGCGTTGTTTTTCAGTAGGCTCAGATTTTTTGTTTGATTTTGGTTCTTGGTCTTGATTGTATTTGTATTTGATTGCTTTTTTACTGTAATCAGGAGTCTTTTTTGTACCGGTTAATCGATCAAGGTCTTTGGCAGAGAATCCAAGAATAGATTCATTCAGGCCTTGAATCACACGTTGTATTTGACGGAGTTTCTGATAGTTCTGTTCGGCATCACGAGCAGCAT